ATCATATCCCCTTACATAAGATTTACCCGGAGATATTTTTACACATAGAAGATCATCTGATGGATCATTTCCTTCGGGTGTACTTTGATTTTCGAAAAATAAACCATCGCTATTAATTCTATCATTTAAAGAATTTTCAACATTAATAGAAAATGGAGATACTGAATAATCACCAGATTCTTCATAAGTTCTTTTTGCTAGATAATCTCTTATTGCAGAATACTCAGTTTTATCTTGAATTTTTTTAATTATACCATTAGTTACTCTTAAAATCTCTACGAAATTTTTATCATCACTAACATCATCTAAATTCTTTTTAGAAAGAGTAGTTGTTATTCTAAATCTATCTGCTCCTGGAGCAGAGTAATTGGAGAATCCTCTCGCATTATCAAATAAACTATCATCGTTTTTTGCAGTAACAATATTTTCCGAAATTGATAGACCAATTCTATAAGATGGGGAATTTGAGTATTGATCTAAAATTATACTATCGGAAGATACACTTACAAAAGATCCTCTTATAAAATATATTCCTTCTGAAATAAATGCTGCCGATCCAATAGCAGTAGAATTTTGAGATATTGTTGTTGAAAATGTTTCTCCAGATGAAATGACAGATGCTCCATAAGTCAAAGTATCCAATAAGATTAGATTTTCATTGTCAGAAAAAGATGTAAATTCATAATTTAAGTCAGAATCAAGATATTTTACATATAATGTAAGTCTATCTTCTGTTGATTCACTTTCAGATAAAACTCTTTTAACAATAGCAGTATTTCTTGAAGTTTCTCCTAGTATTTTTTTACCAACTAAATTTGAAGCATAAGAAGATACATTTATTCCTAAGTGTGTTGAATTTATTTTTACAGCGTGATAATCACCATCATAAGTGACTCCGCCAGGAATCACCATCGATCCTTCTTTAAATATGTGACTACCAAAAGATTCAATTTGATTTTGTAATATTGACTGTAAAGTAGTTAACTCTCTCGCTTGTACTGGATATCCAGGTTTGAATAAAACCTTATAAAAATTTTTTCTAGAATCATAATCATCATAATATGGACTGGTATTTAAATTCGTTTTTTGTGGCATTTTTAGAATTCCAGTATAATTTTAATGTCTTCTTTTTGTCTAGTGTTTCTAGAAATCGTTGGTCTATTATTGAGATATATTATATCCCCGTTTTTACTATTTATGTCTGGATTTGCAATACCTTGTTGAAATTCAACCCCCAAATCAATAACTTTATTATTTACTGTTACCACATTACCTTCAAAACTAGTATCAATAGTTGCTGAAATCGGTGATATTTGATTTGATGTGGATTGAAACTCTACGATTTTAGATTCTGATGATATTCCAATATAATCTTTTGCAGTAAATGAATCATCATAATATAAAGATCTATCACGGATATATTTTAATACTTTTGTTTCATTATCATATGATGCAACATATCCTTTTGCAATAACAGTTGCACCATTTTCATCTGTTACTCTTTGTGTTATAATATCACCAATTGAAACTGATAAATTACTTTCATTTAATTTTAAAGAAAATACTCCGGAAAATTGATTTTGATTCAAAGTGGTATTTGAATCAAATTGAGATGGATTTTTAATAATTCCAACCTGAGCAAAATTTGTATCTATTGGAAATAATTTTGTAGAGTCATCAAAACGTGCATATATTAAAACTCTGTCAGATCCCAATTCTTTGTATATGTCAAATCCATGACCCTTTGATGGTGGAATAATTGGTATTAATTCAGCAAAAGAACCACCAACACTTACAGTTGTATTGTACTGTCCAAGATCAACTACACCATAGGTATATCCACTCCCTCCAGAAGAAATATCTACCTGAGATATTTCTCCTATTGAATTAGTCTGAATCAATGCTTCTGCACCATTTCCATCTCCTAATATTTTACATCTAGCACCAGTATCTGGTATTTGATAATTTAATCCTTTTTTCTGAATAAAAATCTTTTTAATCTGGTTGTTATTATTATCAGAATTTCCGTTTTCTCTTATTTGACGAATCTCTCCATTTGTAGAAGTGTCCCAATCAGAAGGAACAGGAATGTATTCTGTGGAGTCAAATTTTATAATATCTGTTGGTGATACAGTGTACAAATATTTCCAAATATAACCATCATTACTTTCTCCCGCCCTTGAAGGTTCCAAATCAGTGAAATTTGGTTCGTCTAATGATGCATTACCTAAAATATTAGTCCCACTAGATCCATTATCGATACACAAATAAACTCGATAATTAGAATTCATTACATAATAGTTTGCATCATAAAGTCTAGTTGATTGTGTAAGTGGAGAGGGGTTATTAATACTATAATCATCCCTATACATTTCATATCTAGTTCCTTGCACCCAATCAATTCTTCTAACCAATCTTCTAGTATTTTCAGACGTTATCTTTTTTCCAAATAAAATAGTATTCCTCACATGATTTTCATATGAGAAACTGTCAAGAGGATCAGGAGTATTCGAATCCCAAACATCTGTTCTACCAAATCCTATCGTTGTTGGATTTGGTAGACTTACAAATAGATAATATTGATCATCAACATTATTAATAGAATCTACAAAATTTTTCGCATTTAATATTCTAAATTGATCTGTTATAATCGCATTAGGCATAGTTTGTTTGGGAGGACTTTTTATTATTTATATTTGCATCAAGGAACAAATTATTTTTTAATCGATCCAGTATCTCTCAACCCAAATCCTCTTCTTTGTAGTTGTGGGAAAGTTGTTAAACCAGAATTAATAGTATACCCAGTGACTGCATATGATACTGGATTTTGAGATCTGGAGAATCCGGAAATTCTTCCCCAAGAGAAGTTTCCGACTATTTCACCTTCTGTGTTTATACCAGTAAAATCTGTAGATGAAAGTATATTCGAAGTTACAATAGCAACATTTCCATCACTACTTATACTATGAATCTTGTATATATTATCTGAGAAGGAAGTTCCAATTCCAATAATAGATGAATCATCATTATCAATGCTTATAATTCCATTACCTACATTGGTATTTGAAATTACGATGGGATAACCTTCTAGCAAAGTTGAAAATGTTCCTGACTCTTTGTTTACATAAAATGTAATTGCAAGAGGATTACCATTTAATCCAATTGAAGTTGTTATTCCTGTTACTATTCCAGAAAATCCTTGAATGAATGATGCATTACTTAGAGTTTCTATTTTTCCAGTAGGTAATGGTGCGATTACCTGAGGTTCTCTGTTGTCAGTATATCCTGAACCAACATTAGTAATAGATATTGAAGAAACTGTTCCTGCGACCGAAACAACAGCATTTGCAGTAGCACGAGATCCATCACTATAAATTGGTGATGAAATTTTTAAAGGTATAGTTTCTCCTGGAGTATAACCAGATCCTCCACTTAAAATAGATATTCCCGATACAGATCCTGATGTAACAGTGGCGGATAAGTTTGCAGATTCAAAATTATTAGAATCTACGATAACTAATTCAAATTCTTGAATGACTTCATTGAAAACTTCTGTTTCATAATCATACAAATCAATATTATCTACAAATAGTGATAAATCATCAGTATCAAAATTAGAAATTAATCTGGAAGTTGGGAAAACTAGTGATGATAAAGAATCTCTCGCCTTTGAAATATAAAGACTATTAATAATTTTATCTCTCTTTTGTTTTGTCCAACTAATTGGTTTATAATATTCAGTATTAATTCCTGCTCCGGAATAAATATTCGTTTCAATTGAATCTGAACTTAATATTTCAAAAACAGTTCTAGATTCTTGATTATATGGATCATTAACTTCTACACTATTTGATATTCTAACATTATCCCCAACTTTTATAGTTTCTTTAACACCTGTAATAAAACTATCAATATCTCTTGTTCCTCTGTAGAAGAATATATCTATTTTATCTTCTGGTTTAGGTGGTTCTGCAAATGTGAACGCTGTTCCACCTTCAAACACATATGAAACCTTAGGTTCTTGCAATATTCCATTTATAAAAATAACTAAAACAGCATCTAAATCTATTAGAGTTGATTCTAAGTCTGAAGAGTCTGTTTCAAAACTGAGAAGACTTGAATTTCTGAATAGTGGGAATCTTCTTCTAATACCATCTTGAAGATTTTGTATGGAATCTATAAAATCAAGTTCACCAAACTGTATGATAGAAGAAGAATCTGTAAATGTATCTAAAACAGTAAGTTCAAATTCTTGTAAGGGACTTTCTAATCCAATAGAGGTAACTAAACCTACTGGTTTAATTACATCACCTTTTTTAAATCCATAACCATTTTTACTTATACTGAATGATTTAACTTCAAAATATGTAGAACCAATACCAGTGCTATAAGATGGACCAACTTCGAGAGAAATTGATAATCCTATCCCTGTTAAAGATGTTGAACCTACACCTACTCTGAAAACTCCAGTAACAGGTAAGTTTGAATATGTCGGTTCAGATACTATGATTTGTGGGTCCGTGTATCCAGATCCACCATCAACCACATTAAATGTTAGAGTTCCTCCAATACCAATTATTGCTCTAATATCTGCCCCATAACCACTAGTATCAGTAACCGCAACAGAGACTTGATTGTAATATCCCGAACCAACTATATCAGTTGTACCCAATCCTACGGTTACAATACTTCCTCCAGCTCCAACAACAGCGGTTACAGATGCTCCAACTAAGGGGGCAAACCCTAGTCCAGATGTTGAACCAAGTGATACAATAATTCCCCCTCTAGGTAATTCATTTTGATTAACATCACTATCTGATATAATTAATTCATCAGTTTCTGGACTTCTAATACCACTAAAAGTAATTTTAGTTGTTTTATTTACAAAATCTACATCCAACAAATAATTATTTCCTTCATTATTTTCTGTTGTTGGTGTTTGGAACATCTCATTA